TTTCTATATTCTCCTTCTTCACAATACCCCATATGATATTTAATCATATCTTCCATTGTAACCCCTCTTTTTTTTAGATAAGCCAAAGCATGTCTAGCCATTAAGCTGGAAGGGTTGTCAATAAAAGGAGTATATTCTTTAGGGAGGTGTAGATCGTTTTTGACTATTGTTTCTTCAACAAATGATCCTTGAGGAATTAACCTTTTGGCTTCTTCAATTTTATCATATGCCTCAATCTTTTTAAGGAGATTAGGAATGGTTTTACCTCTAGTATTACAAACCCAACAATGCCAAGGGTTATGTCCCTTTTTATTTTCCGTAAAATTCACCTCCATTTTAGGTTTGTGGTGTTTACAAAAAGGGCAGTGGTAAGCATGATTACCTCTGGATGTTTGTTTACCTTTGCCTAGAACAGAGTCCATTAAAGATACTAGTAACTGATTTACCATTAATGTAAATATACGAATTCTGATTTAGGAATCAAAGTCTGATGTAAAGAATTTTCCTAATATATTATCGTTATAATACAAATCTGGGTTTTCTAACACTTCAAACTGGAATAGGTATTTAGTCTCTAAGTATGTAAGATGTTTTTTATTAAAAGCAATTTGAATAATTTGTTTTTTCAAATTTTCTAGCGTAACTTCTCCTTTGCTGATTTGGTTTTGAAGATGTTTATTAGAACCATAATATTTCTTCCAATCGCTTTCTTTTTGAACTATTTTAAATGTTTTCCTTCTCCCACGTCCTGTCTGTTCTGAGAGTTCAACTTTGGTGAGTTTTTTCTTTTGATTGTGGTATAAAACTTTTTTACCCACATATTTTTTCCCCTCGGGGGTAATCACTTCATATATAAACCCAAATGTGTTTGGAGGAAATTGTGATATGTCTGTGATTTCTTTTTCATTATATAACCAATTCATCTATCTATATTTACTAATATTGTTGTATCAACATATTGAGATAATGCTAAGGGTTGAGCAAGTTTCCCAACTGCTATTAATTCTTTTTCATCATTGTAAAGTCCTACTGTGGTAACAAAAGGAGTGAAATCTGATCCTGTTACATAATCCTCGTAATAGGCACTTCCTGATTGTCTTATTCTTCCTTCTTTATTTATAGAACTAGATAATAAGCTAGGATTCATTGATAAATTAAATTCACTAGCTTCAGCAGTACATTTATATTGGGTTTCATATAAGGTATAAGAGGACTTCCATGAGGTATTATTAAAGGGTTGAGTAGGATTTGTTATTATAACTAACCCCGCACCATATATAATATTTCCCACTCTGGTTTTATCAGATTTTAATACTATATTCCCTTCCCCATCATCAACATAATATAAAGAATCAAAAGAACCAGGTTTAATATAATCCCCAAACCTTGATCTTGGTATAGAATATATTTCTACTTCAGATCCATATAAAGAAGGAAGATTTCTAAATTCATTTATAGAACTTATATTGTTTTCATATAAATTATTTAATACAGATCCCTCAATAGTTCCATCTTCATTATATTGGGGTAATGAAGCCGTATTTAATAACCCATCAGAACTATTAATATAATTACCATAATAAAGTTGTTTAATAGAATGATACATTAAAGGAGCACTACCTGTAGTAGATCCTGTAATATATACTTCATTAGCTCCTCCAATTGTAATAGGAACTAGAGGATTACTACTAAAGGTTGTTGCTGAACCGTTTCGGGAAATGGATTTATGAACTGTAAGTGGACTTACAATTACATCCTTACTGGTTAGTCCTTTTAAATAGCTCATTCATTAGAAATCTAACTTAACCCTTATTAAAGCTTCTTTAGTAAAGTCTTTTTTAAGTGGTTTACTTAATTTAGCTACTGCTATTAAGTCGTTAGTATCATTATACAACCCCACTGATGTTATAAAAGTTTGAGGGGCATTTATAAAATCACTATATACAACTTCCCCAGTAGACCCTGTTATAAATGAAGGATTCTCTGAATAATTATATTCTGAATTTCTAGCCCTTACAAATATATAATCTGAAGTGACATTTTCTTGACTGTTCATAGTAACTTTTGCACCAAGTTCTAATGCCTCAAATAACCTACCAGGATTATTAACACTGTTATTGGATGTGCGAAGTGTACCCAAACCAATTCCTCCTCCGTCTCCATAAGTCAAATCTAAAGCGGGACCATTTAGTATTATGGTTCCAATATCTGGGAGGAATAAACCATAAGATCCTAAAGCAGTTGTATTTGGAGTGCTATGGGCAACCCCTGCAGATCCCGAAATTACTTGGAATACTCTTCCTGATTCATTAAATGATACTGTATTAGTGGTAGCACTATTATCTGTCAAATGTAGAGTATTACCTCCTACTGTTAAAGCTAAAGTCATAGATCCTGGGAGGATATTTCCTTTATAACGGGCTCTATTTACAGAAATAGCATAAAAATATTGGTCTGCAGGAGTTGCAGTATCATAAGAAAAATCTGCATTTTCATCCCCTAAAACAATATTTTGAAACTGTCCGTATACTACTGAAGAAGGGGATTTTCCATCAATCCCATTATCAAATAAAGCAGACCCCGAACCTAATTTATCTCCATAAGCTATAGCAAATTGCACCTCAGAATCAATTGCTGCAGATTCTGATTGGAAAACATTTACATAGTATTGACCACTTGCTCCTGCGCCCTGAATTGATGAGGTAAAAAAGGTAGTTAAAGTAGGAATATTTCCACTAAAAGCACCCGCAGCTACTGAATCAGCACTAATTAAAAAATCCTCAGGTTGTAATCTATTAAATGACATCTATTATGCGTTTGTTTTTGTAATATTAACAGGTATTGTAATTCTAGCACCACTATCTCTTCCTGTTAATAATAATGAAGTAGTTAATTGAGTATTAGTTCCAAATAAAGTATTAACTGTAGTGGCTGTTAAATTAATAGTAGTACCTACAACAGTTTGAGACACACTAGTACCATAAGTTTGTGTTGTAGTAGTACCTATGGAATTAGTATCTATACCTACTCCGTTGAATGAACTTAAAGTTCTCACATCCGCTATGGTTGCTGCATAACCATTAGTTTCATAAACTTGGTTGTTTCCTAAATAATTTAAGGTTTGAGGAGTAATAGCTAAAGATGACCCTTGTTTTAAGGTAATAGTAGAATACCCAGCATCTAATACAGGCATTTTTGCTGTTCCTCTAGGTAAAGTAACCAATTTATATCTTAAATTTTGAGTAGATTGAGGTATAGCTTCTAATAAAGGCATATTTTCTAATGCTTGACCATAAAAAGCACTTCCTGAGGGGTGAGTTGGGTTATACAAAGTATAATCAATCTCATCATCAGCTAATGCAAATTGAGTAATTTTAAAAGACCCATCACCTCTAGCTAAAAGTTCTCTACCTTTTGTAGTTAAAATAGCATCTACTGTTACTACGGCGTTATTTAAATATCCCATTGTGTTTTGTTATGCATATAAATATTATTAATTTTAAACTTCTATGATACCTGCTTGTTTTAATTCAAAAATAAGTCTATCTTCCTTTTTCTTTAAATTTTCAGAAGGATATTTTGGTAAAATTATACCATTAAAAGGTTGATTTCCTGCTACTTGATTATCTTTAATAGTATTTAAAATAAGATATCCTCCATCCTCTACTATTCTATAATGAGTAAAATGATTTATTATACTCCCCGATGATACATTAGGAGAAACTGTAATGTGATAAGCACCATTAGATAATTTATCAACACCTATTATTTTATGGACTTTATTTTTATTATATTCAAATCGAATTTCATCTCCTATTTCCCAAGTAAAAGGTACTTGAATAGCTTCAAAGGTTACAGTATCACCTTTAGGATCAAATGCTTTACATTCATCCTCCAATCTTGCTTGGAATCCATTATTCATAAAATAACCCATTTGAACTGAGGAAGTTAATACAGAAAACCCAGCAGGATTTTGAGATTCACTTACAGGTTTAAAAGTTGTAAAATTTGGTTCAAAATATGAAGCAGTTACAGCATTTAGTCCTGGGATATTAACATTTCCTGGGAGATATTCTTGGACTGTTTTACATTTCCCATTCCTTATTTTTAATTGAGCTCCCCCAAGAAGTGTATCAGTTCTAAATATCCTACATCTAAATTTACTTCCCGCTTGAAAATGTCCAAAATTTCCAGTAGAAACACCAGGATAAAAATAAGAAGTATTACCAGGTGGTATTGAATAAGTTTGAGTGTCTATAACAATAAAATCCCCTGCTCCCGCATCTTGAAATTCTAATTGAATATAACCTTCAACTGGTTGGGGAGAAGGGGAACTCTGAACACTCCAATCTGCTTGTAAATAAGCATTAAAATTTACTGCGATTCTAGTTCCCCCTTCTATAGTATCCCTTAATATCTCTAAAGTATTGAAAGGTGTAGTATCTATACCATCATAGAAAGGATCTGCTGAACCTGAAATTGCTTTAGATGCTGAAGGATAAGGAAGTAAAAATCCATCGGGAGTAATAATAGTACTTTGCCCATAATTAGGTTGAGTGGTTATTGATGGTGCTAAATTATATTGTATAGATAAATCATAAGCATCGGATATAATAGATTGTCCATCTGGTTGTATGAAACTCATGGTTTGTAAGAATCCCTCTGGAGTAGAACCTGTTTCAGTAGTTGATATTAACCTTAATGTACCTATATCATATATACCTAATTCCCCTGTCAAACTTCTATTTAAGGCAGTTGCATTATCTGCTCTTACACTTACCCTTTTTCCTTCTTCAAAATTTTGAGTAGCATTCACAGCTGAAACTGCATTTTCAGCAGGTTTAGAAGTATTTAATTGGGAATCTACTAAATAAGTAATTCTATATTGAGTTTTATCTATAAGCTCAGGGCCGGTATCTCCTGCTTGATCAAAAACAGCAAAATATTCTTGCCTTTGTTCTGCTACGGGTAACCCACCTAAAATACCTCTAATTGGAAATTTTAATTCGGCTTCTAATTGAGATTGTGCACTTATGTTTTGTTCTTCTTGTGTTTGAGCAACTGGTTCTGGAGCCGGGGAAACAGGTGGTCTTGAATTTGATGGATCTAGTCCCATTTTTTATTGTTTTGAATAAGGTATATTAAATCCTAATGAACTTGCTTGACTCCCTTTATATCGAGCATTACTATAACCTGTGGATGTATAATTTGAATCTTGAACTGAGGCTCTTGTTGCTGTGTTTGATATTATTTGATCTATGTTAATAGGCCTTAAACTTCCAGACCCAAAACTTGTATAATCTACATCCATAAATATTGTAGATTGTCTTTCTCTACTAACATTGTTTAAAATAGGATTATTATTATCAGTATTTCCTAAAGTATCATTAGTTGAGTCATCATATATTAATGAATAATTAAAAACACCTTGGACAAAAGCATTACTATTTCTTCTAGCATACCAATCTCCCCCAAGAGTCCCTGGGGAGTTAGGTGAATTGTTAGTAACTTGAAAACCATATCTAGTTACAGGACCAGCTTGGTTTATTAAAATCCCTCCAATTTCAAATTGAAAAACCTCACCTTGCATATAAATTGACGTATCAATTCTTACAGTGATTATATCTCCTGTAGTAAGGTTACTTAAATATTCTGATCTAAAAGTATTTCCAGTATCTTTATCAGAAAAGCTAATCCAAAAATCTATCTCACCATATAATGTATTAAAAAACCATAAACTAGAACCTCCAATAGCACCTTGACTGTCAAATTCTAAGAACCAGTCGTTATAATTATCATAAGCCCCTATAGTAGTACTATAAGGAGCAACAAAACTATCATTAGATTCTTTGATATTTGCTACATTCAAATTACCATCAGTTACTTCTACTTCAGTTCCTTTCAATTCCCCATTATAAAATTCTTGTTGGGTATTACGTGTTATATTTACAGATCCAGATTTAGTTAAAATAGTTTCTTGCCAACTTTGTGTTACAAAGGGAGTTGGGGTAAAAGCATTTGGGGGATAAGGTTTTGAACCTGTTATTAACTCTCCTTTGGTGTCAAATACACTTTCTGAATAATAATATTCAATTCCATTTACTGCATTAAATACTCCACCACCACCACCTTCAAAATTACCTATTACATCTTCTTTTAACTTATGCATTGATCCAGTACCATCTGTTGAATGGTCCCATACCCAATATGGTCCTATAGAACCCGAGTATGTAGACTGAACCTCTAAACTTCCTGATACTACTTTAGATTTATTTCTTTCTAATAAGTGTTGTTTTATTACTACCCCTGTAGTAACATTAGATTTAGCAGGAGCAAAATCTTTGATCATTTTAAAAAGTGAACTATCAAAATATTTTATAAGCCTAATATAATCGTTCCAATCATAAGGTTTATCATATTTTTCAAAATACTCTTCAGATTCTTTATTTAAATCTAGATATTTACCTTCAGACTTATTAGGATTATTAGGTTCAAAATTATAAGGATCTCCTATTAAATTTCCTATATTTAATCCACCTAAATAAGTAGCTGCAATATCATCATTGATTTCATTTTGTGGAGAAAAAGCCACTTCAGTATAATCAACATCAGGAGTTTCATTAACTGCATTTAATCCTTTTTGTTGAATACTAGATAAATTACTTAATGTAGTACCTGTTAAAGTAGGAGTATTAACTCTAATTTTTTCAGATATTCTGTTTTTAATTCCTGATACAGGTTCTTGGGTATGAACATATTCTTTATTTCCTATAAATGAAATAGTACCAGGAGATGAAAAATTATAATTACTATCACCCGCAAATGAATTTTTAATAAAACCTGAATATGCTCCTACTGAACGGGGGTGGATTGATCTATAATTTTCACTTGTTATTCTTTTAATATTATCTGTTCCTAAAGGAGCTCTAAAACCCACGTTATCAGCAACTCCATCCGCATCATCAGCCGCACCTCCTTCACCTAAAGATGAAGGATTCATAGCATAAGCTTTTATAGCATCAACATCTGCTTCATTATCCCTAAATTGTAGTTCTTGGAATGCAAATCCCGTCCCATTTCCATTAAGTTTGGAGGCATTACCTGAAATGGAACCTCCTGAGGTCCCTTCAATATAATATCCTATTTTAAATCCCTCTCCCCCATCTGAAATTTTTTCAGCTACTACTAATGTATTTCTACCTATAATACCAACAGTCCACCAATTTCCATTATATATGGGAGCTGTTACTGATGAACCTCCCAATGTTAATTCACCTTTATAAAAATCTCCACTAGAGGATGGTATGGATCCTTCATAACTAGCACTTACATACCCGTTTCCAGTATAAGCTGTATTTAAAGAAGTACCAAAACTAGCAAGTTCTAAAGGAGTATCATTAGTAGGAAGATCATTGTTTATATACTTTACTCTAAATAAAATAGTTGCAGGAGTACCACCTCCAAAAGTTTGATTCAGGGTTAATTTAGAATTAAAAGTAGCTCCTGTAAAAGCAAGATTTTCTACTTCTTTAGAAGTTTTATATAAATCACTATCTGCTTTATATCCTCCAAACTCATTTATTCTTAATAATCCCCCTGGTACTCCAAAAGTGTTAATTAAAGCTCTTAAACCTTCTTTAGATCCTTTCTTTTTTAGTAAATAAGGTAAATTGTGAAATATACGTTTATATATACCTTTTATGAGATTTTCTTGAGGTTGGGGATCTGCTATATTAAATACATCATCTATAACTTCACTTCCTGTGGGAATGCTTGTTCCCCCTGTTGGGTTTAGATCTGTTAAAGCTGTAAAAAGATCATAATTTGATTGATTATTACCATAAACATTAATACCCATAGAAACTAAAGCATCTTTTACTAAATCTTTAGAAATACCATGAGTTAATCTATTATCACCATCAAATTTATTGGAAATATCTTTAGTATAAGTCCACATAATATCAAAATGTTGACCAATCATATCCATAAACACTAAGAATGTAGCATTTCTAGTATCATCCTGTACATAGGTAGGAAGGCTATTAGCTAATCTATCTACACTTTCTAAATCATATGCTGATCCTGAATTAGTAGCTTGATCTTCTAACCAGTTTAATGCTAAAACACTCCCAGAATTTGTTAAAGTATAAGGAGGTGAAGTATTAGTTTTGGGGTATATATCTAAAGAACCTGATGAGTAGTATTGATACCTTTCATATCCATCAAAATTCTTAATAATTTCTTGTTTTTTATCTAATAAAATTGCAATACTTGAAGATACTTCACTAGTATTTAATGCTTCTACAATAGAAATTTCATTATCATATTCTTCAATAAGACTTACTTTATAATAAAAATTTCTTACCCTATGTTCAGCAGAACCAAAATATATAAAATTATTAAAATCACTATAATTTATATTAATTTCAATACCTTTTTCCCCTAAAATGTTTAGAATCTGGTCGTATGATGATGATAAAGTTGTAGTTAACAACTCCCCCGATGTTTTATATGAGGTGTCATTATTAGCCTTATCTGCAATATTTAACGAGAAATTGGGTCCCCCAATAGTTTTAGGAGGTGGGGGTGCAATTACTTTATTTTCAAAAGCAACTTTAAAAGAAACTTCATCAGCAGTTTGTAAAGAAATTGTTAAAGAATCTTTTACGTCAATCCCTACTGGGAGAGGTTCATATAATTTTATTAAAGTTGTGTATTGGTCTTCATTTGAAGTATCTAATAAAATATTAGTAGCAATAAAAATATTATTGTTTCCAAAATTTATTCTAAAGTCTTCAAAATATGGAGAATCATTTAATTCATTTATAAAATTATCTACTCCACTTTCTAAATCTTCATTTGATAAAGAATTATTGACCACCCTAACTTCAGTCCTATCAGAAGAAATTTGAGAAATAAAAAATGGAGTAGATTGAGAAGAAGATATTTGATTTCTTACAAAATTGTAATATGTTGTATAATTCCCTTGATCATATCCTTTTTTAATTAAATCTTTTTGGGGATCTACAGTAACTGTAGAAACCGAATTATTTTGACTATTATAATTTAAAGTTACTTGATATTCTGAATAATCATATTCTATATATTCAAGTATTCCTTGTTCATTATATATAGAAAATTCCACATTATCCATAGATGGGGTAAATTGTGAAATAGCTTCAAATGAAGGGATTAAAGAAAGATCTTTTTGATCGTACCCTTCAATAACATCTCCCGTTATTTTATTTAATATTACCTCAGCCATTAGTTATATTTTGAAGAGCTTCCTCAGTTTGAGCTTGTTGAATATCTGAGAGTTCTTTTTGAGTTTCAAGTAGTTGTTCTCTTAATGCTGTAACTTCGGCATACAGAGCATCTAATTCTTCATTGGTTTGCTCATTTCCAACATATTCACTACTTCTTTGAATTAAAATGTTATGGGAATTTATTCCTGTTTTAGGTATTTCAAAAAATAAATTATCATATGATTTGAAAAATTCATCTATTGTAATGGGGGGAGTATCATCTTCTACAGATAAAGGAAGTAATTCTTTAAATGAAGTATCTATAGTTTTAGAATACTTTGATTTATCAAATAGGGTTCTATTTAAATTTAACCTTTTACTCATCCATTTATAATTTTAAAGTAATAATTATCATCTAAAATTAATACTTGATTATTTATTGGTACTTTTAATAATAATTGGTAATAACGCTCGGGCTCTAACCCTTTCATATACAAATCAAAATAACTACTAGTAGCATCAGCACTTATTTTTGTATAATTGTCATCAAAATTTATAACAAATTCATTAGTATCTAAATCTTTAACGGCATACGAAGAAGATATTGGAAGATAATGTTGATTTAAATAAATTGAAGAAGTTTGATAAACCCTTGTAGGAAATTGAGGACGGCAATTAATTTTAAATCTATGAATACTATCCCTCATAAACTCCCCAGGATTATTATCAAAAGAAGCAACCAATTCAGAAGTATTAATTATTGGAATTGATGATGAAGCAGTTGCAAAATTATGATCTTCCCATTTAAATTGTAACTCAGGAGGATATATAGTATTAGTATCTACTGAGTAGAATTTTAATGATGCATTTTTATATAATCCACCTTCTTCATCACTTTTACTTTGTTTTACAATAAATCCATTATTATCAAATCCATCATTAGTTAAACTTTTAGATTGACTATACCAAGTCTTAACTACCCCAGTTACATCAACATTCAAATCTTTGTTGCTTGTGTAATTATATACTTGAGATTGAGTGACATTGAGACCAAGAACAGAACCCGTATACCAAGTTCCTCCACCTACAGTATCACCATATGATCCTGTTATATAACTCCCCCATCCAGATATAACCCATGCATTTGATCCAGAATAAGATCTAAAGTCCCAACTACATCCATTATCAGTTTCTGGAGAATCATGAAACCTCCCAGTGCCCATATTCCATGTATCGGATATAGGAAATACTTCTATTGTAGTATCTGTATTTAAGTTTTCTATAGCAGATATATAGGTTTTTAAATCAACCTGCATTGAAGATGAATATATTTTACTATCAATTAATGAATTAATTTCATCTTGAGAAAATTGAATTAAGTATCTACTTAATTTTGCATCTTTATCTGTACTGGTTTCTATAATAGAATCCAACCCTGTATTTTTAGCAGGGTATCTAGAATATATAGTTGCGTCTTTTGTAGGGAATAATTTATATACGGCCATAATTAAAATGCTGTTGATCTACCTCTTATATCGGTATTAGGGAATTTAACTTCAAATATTGATGGGTCTACTGAGGGGTATATGATATTATTTAAATTTGCTCCTTTTATATCATATGAATATTGAGAATAATTTCCTCCAACTTTATTAGTAATATCCACATCACTTACAGTTTGAACTCCCTCTACTTTATCTAAAAGTATAAATACCTCTTTAAGTAATAAAGGCTGATTAATTTGCATGTTTTTAGCATTAAAATAATCTTGTAATTGGGAGATACAGTTAGATATAACTTGGTTATTATTATAGTTAGGCAATATTATTACACTAAAATCTACTCCAATATTAACTATAAAAGCATCTCTTAATCTAATAGAATCATTTACAGTTCTATATTGAGATAAATAAGTAGATAGATTTTGTTTTAAAGCATTAGTAGCATTAGTAAATTGACCTTGATTATTATAAGAAGTAACATATAAATCTAAAGTTCTAGGTTGTTCTCCAGGTAAAAGAGATGCAATTTGTTGAGGTTCAATATAAGCTTTAGCTAATATACCATATTCTGAAGGTAAACTAAGAGCTCTAATTAAGTAATCTTCTTGAGTAACTGCTCTAAGTTGAGATCCAAATGCTCCCAATGAATTTTCTCTTAGTTCTTCTATAGAATCACCATCATCTCCTCCTGATGCTCCTTTGGGATTATTAACTACCAATGAATCAAATATAGATTGAGCAGTTACATCATTCCCTGGGTTTACTTTTTGGAATTCTATATTTCCTGCAATAGTATTCAATGAGTTGGAAGGAACGTTAGCAGAGACTCCTCCTCCTACTAAATATCTAACAGTTAAAGTTGTATTTTTAGGAGCTATACCATAAGTTCTAGTGTATAAAAAGTTTGAGGGATTATATGCAGCTTTTAATTTATCTTTACCACCGGCTAACCCAATACCCACATTAGTAGGATCGGGAACAAAAGCCCCATCTCCATCTGCTTGATTACCCGCCCCAAATTGAATATCTAATTGTGTTTTAGATTTAAATCTTGTAACAAATCTTCGTGGTACTCTTTTAAGTCTTAATAAAAAAGGTACTTCTCCATTATCCCCATCTAAATTAGGATTGGGGCCGAAAGGTCCATTTGAATCATTATTAGCTTCTGTGTTTTTTATCTGTTCAAATATAGTTTCTTGAGCCAAATATGGAACTTCGTAATAAGTATTACCATCACTATCTTTAATATCTAATATTCCAATAATATTGGCTCCATTTAAAGTGACTGTTGGGAACCTCTCAGAATCTGTAAATGAAAAAGTTGTAGTATTAATAGTTGAAGATAAGGCCTTTGTAGTTTTTTTAAGTAGATACCTATAGGCATTCCCACTATCCGTACTATATACTGTAACTTCTGTGGGATCATATGAGGATGAAATTGTAAAATCTACTATATCTTGGGTTAAAAACTTAGTATTTTCACCTAGATTAGAAGAAACCACGGAATTTTCTCTTACAGTAAGAGCATAATCATAATCTGGGATATATTGTCCTCCAACAATCTTTGATGGAACTTGTTGAAATAAATCAATCTCAACAGTAGCAGCCCCCGTAGCCTTAGGGGTATATCCCATCATATAAGCTAAGTCATAAAGATTAGATTCTTGTCTAGCGTATTGAAGAAAACTTTCTTGTACTTGATTATCTACATAAAATGATAATACATCACCTACATAAGAAGCCATTTCTATGAACATCGATCCTGGTGAGGAAGGAGAGAAATCATTATAAGTTTCAGGGAAATAAGTTTTAGAAAACTCTATTAATCCATTTTTTAGAGTATCAAAATCTCTATCTATATATTTTATATCTTTATTACTATTATTCATTGAAATTTAATTCTAAAGTATCTTTCTCATTATTAAACACAGTATAAGACATAACTATTTTTAATTCATTTTGATCTATATTTTCTAATACCTCTAATTCTTTCACACTTACCTCAGGAAAATAAACAGATAACCCATCAGTAACTCTTTTATAAACTACATCATAAATTTTACTATCTAGTTGTCCAAATAAAAGATCTTTTAAACCTCCCCCATAATTTGGATTAAGGGGTCTTTCACCTTTATTAGTTGTAAAATAAACTGCTAAATTAGATTTTACTTGTTCTTTAGTAGTATAATTAGATTTAAAGGGAGTAGCAGATCCTGAGACTGCAAAAGAAGAAAAAGGATAAGCAATCCCAACAGCTTTCCGGGGCTGTTTATCTAAAGGAAATATGTTAGTTTGCTTAATTGCCATTATTTAGTATTCATTAAACCCATGATTTGAGTCATATCTACTTCACCTGCAGGTAGATCACCTCCAGGTAATCCTCCTTGTGGGTTGAAAGGTTTGGGGACATCTTGAGATGAGAATTGGGCTTTCATATCTCCCATTATATTTTTATAAGCTGTTCTTTGTTCTGTAGAACTCATAGAGGGTCCATCAACAACTTTTTGGGGTTGGATGTGTTCTATAACTTGTTGTTTAGGGGCACGTACTGCTTCTAAAAGAATTTCTTTTAATTCTTCTTGTATAGCTTCTTTAACGGCCTGCTTAATCAATGATTTTAATGCGGTCTGTTTCATTTCATATAAATATTTAATTACTCTGCTTTTAAATTATCTCTATCTATTACAAATTTTAATTCTTCTATTAATATTGAGGGTTCTGTAGTAAAGGATAATTCTGATTGAAGCATTACTATTCCATCTTTGTTTAAAGCATTAGCTTGAGTTCTATTTACTGTAGGGCTAAAAGGGACTTCTTCAATTTCAAAAATAAATCCCCTATAGGTAGTTTCTATAGTACTACTTTGATTCTCTTCTAAAGATTCTTCAACAAAAGAAATAATAGTGGGTGAAATAGGAATTAATTTAATATCATCCATTCCTGCTTCTTCGGCACATGCTAATATTTGAGGATCTAATGCTTCTAATTTACAAATTAAATC